AACCCCGGCACCAGTTCCGCGACCCCGCTTACCGGGGCTGGTGCCGGCGCGCGGCTGCAACAGGCGAAGCAGATCATCGGGCAGAGGTCGTTGCTGTGAAACTGAACCACTGCTACCACGGCGACTGCCGCGACGTCATGCGCGGCATGACCAAGCAACTTCGTCTCGACATTCCACGCTCGGAGACTCGTTCGTGTGGCTGATACCACAATCCTTGAACTCTGCGCGGGCGTTGGCATGCTCGGCGAGGGTATCGCTGCCGGACTGCGAGCCGTCGGCAGAAAGCCTCGCGTTTTGGGTTACGTCGAGCGGGACGCCTACGCTGCGGCTGTCCTCCTGGCACGGATGGAAAGCAAGGCGCTGGAGCCGGCACCTGTTTGGGCCGGAAACCTTGAGGCGGTTCGATGGGAGCAATTTGCTGGCTTCGTGGATGTTGTCGCTGCGGGCTTCCCATGTCAGCCCCACAGTCACGCCGGCAGCCGGAAAGGAACCGACGACGACCGCTGGATTTGGCCGGCAATCGCAGAGTGCATTCGCGTGGTTCGACCCGGCCTCGTCTATCTGGAAAACGTCGCCGGGCTGCGATCTTCTGGGGGAATGGCTCCCGTACTCGCAGACTTGGCCGCGCTCGGGTTCCATATCGAATGGGACAGCATCCGAGCGTCTGACGTTGGCGCCAGCCATCAAAGAGAGCGGGTATTCATCTTGGCCTACCGCGAGGGCGGAAGACTCGGAATCATGCGGAAATCATCCAGGGGCAACGGACTCGCTGACAGGAGCGACGAAGCATTGGATGACGCCGAGCGTGTCGAATTGCTCGGGGAACGAATACACGCGGGATCAAGGCAAAAAGGGAATGGAGCGCGCGACGCTGGTCGGCGAAGCTGCCAACTGGCCGACACCGGACTCATACGCCCGGGAGCGGACAAACAAGAGTCCATCACCGAATGCAGCGGTTCGCCCGACGATCGCACTTGCTGCTGCGTCATGGCCGACTCCGGCAGCGCACGAAGCGCGGCTAGGGTTTCAGGACCGGACGCGGGGCATGAAGGGTTCGCAGGTATCGCTCTCGACCGTTGCCATGCAGACGAATTGGCCGACGCCAGCGGGCCGCGACTACAAAGGATCGAACAGCAGTCAGCACATGACCAAGACGGACGGACGGACGGACGGACGGAGCAGGAACCATGCCGACCAGCTACCCAACTTCGTGATGCACTACTTTTCGCCCCAGGACCAAACGATGAACGATGGACCGACATCATTGCCGAAAGCCCCGCCCTCGCGCCGGCGACTGAATCCGCAATTCGTGGATTGGATGATGGGATGGCCTCCGGGTTGGACCAATACCGAGCCGACCGCCTGCGATGCGGCGGCAATGGAGTCGTGGCGTTGCAAGCTGGATTGTGCTTTGTCCAACTTGCTCGGCGCGCAGGAATCGCATAGGGCCGCCGCATGACCACCCAACAACCCCCGCGCTCCTGGACCCAAATAGGCGCCCAGCGCTGGACATGCCCTCCGTGGTCGATCACCGGCTACGACGTCGGCGGCGAACCCATGTACGCGCTGTGGCACGGAGAAAGCGAAAAGGCTACCAGCTACGACCGGGACCGAAAGGTGTTGATGGAGCGGGCGAGGGAGATCGAGAAGGGTGGTGTTTCGGCATGACAGGAGCAGGAATCCATCACGTTGTTTCGATGTCTGGTGGCAAGGACAGCACGGCTACCGCCATCCTCGCGATCGAAACCCAGCCGCGCGACTCCCTGCGCTTCGTCTTCGCCGACACCGGAAACGAAGAGCAAGCCACATACGACTACATCGCCTACCTCGAACAGGCGCTCGGCATCACTATCGATCGCCTGCACCGCAGCTTTGCGGTCGAGATCGAGCGCAAGCGCAAGTACGTCATGGAGAAATGGCCAGGGAAGGGCGTCCCGTTGCACGTCTGCGAGCGCGCTGCCGAAGCGCTGGTGCCGTCCGGCATTCCCTTCCTAGATCTCGCTTTATGGAAGGGCCGATTCCCGTCGCGTACCAAGCAATTCTGCACGCAATTTCTCAAGACCGAACCGCTGGTCGATTACGCGCTGGACATCATCGACACAACCGGCAGCGCGGTCTGGTCATGGCAGGGAACGCGCATCGAAGAAAGCCAGTCGCGCCGCCGTCGCCTGGGCGGAACGGGCGCCTGCGTCAAAAGTTTCGACGTGGCGGGGGGGGGGCTATTCAACTACCGGCCGATCCTGCGCTGGAAAGCCGCCGACTGTTTCGAAGCGCACCACATTTACGGAATAAAGCCGAACCCGCTTTACCTACAGGGTATGAGCCGCGTCGGTTGCATGCCATGCATCAATGCCAGCAAGGACGAAGCGCTGGAAATCTCCAAGCGTTTTCCCGAACACATCGAGCGCATCGCCGCTTGGGAGCGCATCGTGGGTGAAGCATCCAAACATCGCAACGCGACATTCTTCAAGTCGCCCGGAGACAACGACAACGCATTCGAGCACGGCAACGTCTATCAGGTAGTCGAGTGGGCCAAGACATCGCGGGGCGGAAAGCAGTACGACTTTCTGCGCATGGATGAGCCGGCCGCATGCCAGTCTGCCTTTGGGTTGTGCGAATGAACTTCTACAAGCACCACATCGGAGACTATGCCCAGGCAACCGGGCATCTATCCTTTGTCGAGGACGCCGCCTACAGCCGGATGATCCGGAAGTATTACGCCGAGGAAAAGCCGCTGCCGATCGAAGTCAAGGCCGTGCAGCGTCTGATCGGCGCGCGAACGAAAGAAGAAAAACAGGCCGTCGAGGACGTTCTTCAGGAATTTTTTTCCAAAGAACACGATGGGTGGCATAACAAACGCTGCGACGCAGAGATTGAAGCCAATCGCGAGCTTGATGCCGAGAGAGAGGCTAAAAATGCGAACGAAAAGGAGAGGCAGCGCAGGCACCGCGAGGAACGCGCAAAGCTGTTCGAAGCCTTGCGCGGCCTGAATATTGTCCCGGCTTATGACACCAAAACCGAGACGCTTCGCGCACTCCTGAGTAACGCAACTGTCACGCCACCTGTCACGCGTGACGACATAGATATGTCACAACCTGTCACGCCACCTGTCACGCGTAATGCAACGGCTAACCAGACTCCAGACTCCAGACTCCAGACTCCAGATATAAAACCTACTACCTCAAGTAGCGTTATCCCAACTCCCCCGGCACAGGCTCCGACTCAATCCGAGAACGAAACTCGGCTGGGTGGCCTCTGCAAGCGGCTCAGGGCGCTCGGTATCGACTGCCGTCCGGGACTCGAAGCATGGGCAGACATCCTCCCCCGGTATTCCGATCTCGAAATCACTTCCGCCGCCGAGATTGCCCGGGAAAAGAAGCCCGGCGAGCGCATCCACCTGAATTACCTGGTGCCGATTCTCGCGGACACCAAGGCGCCACAGGCGCGCGGATCTCCACCCGCCGGAAAGCAGGCACTACGAGCGGAATACCTACGGCAGCAAGGCTATACGGGAGGCGAAGATGGGAACAGCAGTAGCGAAAGAATCATCGACGGCGAAGCAGTGCGCATGGCTTGAGGCCGCCATCACCCGGCTTTGGGAGCGCTTCGAGAACCGCTACGGCAGCCTGTGGATGGACCGCTGGGCAGGCCTCCCCATGGCGCGTGTCAAGGCAGAGTGGGCCGACGAACTCCGAGGATTCACGCCGGAAGCCATCCGCTACGGGTTCGAATCGGTCAAGGACAACCGCTACCCTCCGACGCTACCCGAGTTCATCGACGCCTGTAGGCGCGCCCCAAGGCCCTGCACTCCGGCGCTCCTGCCGCCCGTGCTGCCCAAGGACGTGATCAGCCAACGGCTCGCCGAAATCGAGGAATTCTGCAAGCAGTTCGGGAAGCGCAAGGCAAGCAATGGCGTGGAGGCGAAGTGATGGCGGAACATCGCCAACTTGGGACAACTTCCGAGGTCGTGCTTACGCTGCCGTACCCGCTGTCGGCAAATCGCTACTGGCGAACCTACATGCCCAAGGGCTTCAAGGCGCCGGTTACGGCGATCAGCCAGGAGGCGAAAGCCTACAAGTCCGAAGTAGCTTGGTTGGCAAAGGCGGCCGGTGTTCGGAGTCCGATCGCTGGTCGCGTGGAGGTCAATGTCAGGCTCTACCCGATGCGGCCCGCCGATTGGGCGAAGCGCGCGGCCAAGGATCCGCTGTGCTGGGACGACACGGTGCGTTGCATTGACCTGGACAACGCGCGCAAGGTGCTTTACGACGCGCTGAAGGGGGTTGTGTTCGAGGACGACCGCTGGGTAAGGCGAGACTCGGCCGAGCGCATGGAGCCCGATGGAGAGGCCCGGGTGGTCGTAACCGTGCGCCAGATCGCCGCGCCGAGTTCTCCGCAAGGGACGCTGCTGTGACTGCCTCGACGACGCCTCGCTTTGGAAACGGCACGATGAAGGCGCGACATGGCGTCAAGGACGACGTGCTCAGGCGGGCGAGAGCGGTTGGAATAGCTGGCGATGTCGAGTCGCTGCAGTTGGCGCTCGGCGCCGCGATCGGCGTCTATGACCAGATCCTTGCGACGGCGCCGCTGCAGTTCAAGCCCTTGGTGCTGGGTGTCGGAGAGAAGGCCATCGGCGTGGCGCGGAAAATCTTGGAGGGTGTGTGAAGACCGGCCACAAGCCAGCGCCGCCGCGCAGCCCGCTCGGCTCATTCATCCCTGAAACCATGGACGTGGAGGAAATCAAACGTGATGGCTGGAACGATCACCGAATCCTTGTCGTGCGCGCCGATGATGCGCGCATTGGCTGGATCGAAAAGCAAGTCATCGAGCAGCTTGGGGAGAAGCTCTATGGCCGAAAAGCAAACCGCGTTTGACGCTGGCATTGACGAGTTCCAGCGCTTGCGCCGGCTGATTCCGGAGCGACCAGACTTCTACTTGTCCCTATGGGGAGACTGGCGCCGCGGCTACTTCGGCGTGAGGGGCCATGCGTCGCACTCAACCTGCCTCGAGAACATGGGCGGCTGTGCGGCCGAGGAAGCCTCGGACCACATCTACGAGCGCGAGCTGACTTGGTGGGCCGAAGTGTCGGACGCCATCATTACGGAAATGGACATCACGCATCGCGTGGCGATCAGCAACGTCTATGAGGCGTCCGTGTGGAAGTTCAATCGCGGCAACCTTGAGGCCGTGCTGATCGAGGCGGCCGGGCTGTTCTGGATCCGCGCGAAGAAGCGCGGGCTCCTGTAGGGATTGACACTCCTATCGCCTTTGGGTATTGTTCCCACCGGCGCCCAAGTTGCGCCCACCGAATACCGAGCCCCGCCGCCGAAAGGTCGCGGGGCTTTTTATTTGTCCCAGCGAATTCAAGTGGGGATTGAGTTCGACTGGAAATGCCGCGAGGCAGGACGGAGAAACGAAAGTCGGCCGTCTTTCGAATCCCGCTGGAACCGTAACCAGCAACCCCAACATCCGCGCCGGATGGGGCCGCAATATGGGCAGGCGACGAAGGGCCGGCTGAACTGCTATGCCGGTGGAGTGGCACACCCGGGGAAGGCCAGCACGCGCGGAGCCGCGGCGCGGATAGGCGACCCACACACGTTCATCTATCTCGAATTGCCAACCATCAGCCGGTCCTGACTGCAAACAGGAGCCCAACGGCCGCCGAGACGCTGTAACTCGGCAACTTCTCCTCCACCGGTGCCCCACCACGGCGCCGGCTCTCGCCCTGGTAGCTCACCAAGCTGCCGGGGCTTTTTATTTCCAGCCCGGCAACAGGTGGCTCAAAACAGTTGCACGTCCTGACGCGATGACGAGCCGGCATGGGGTTTCGGCTCCTTTCCCCTGTGCAGGGCGGTGGGCGGGACTCTCTTCAAAGGATTGCCCATGGACCGCGTGAGAATCGATCGCTTCAATCGATCTGATCAGGGTTGCTTCGGGCGTCTGGTTGCGGAGTGCATTCGATTCGCTTGTTTCACAGGGGAACTGCCCGACCGCGGAAACACGCCGTCGATCAGTTGCATTCCAGCAGGGATTTACCTGGTCGTGTGGGCGTGGAGCCCGCGCCTTCGTCGTTTCACGTACCGATTGCTGTCGGTCCCGCGCCGGTCCGGGATCCTGAAGCATTCGGCCAACTTCATGGGTGATGTCTCGATGGGCTTTCGTGCGCAGTTGAATGGCTGCATCGCGCTTGGCGAGCGCATCGGTGTGATGGATGGCCAGCGCGCGTTGCTGGTCTCGGCGCCGGCCGTGCGCCGGTTCGAGTCGCTGATGGCTGGCCGCTCTTTCGAATTGGAGATCGTCAATGCTTGAACTACTTGGGACCATCGCGACATCGATCCTTGGCGGCGGCGCCACCGGCCTTATCGGCGTGCTTGTGCAGCGCTGGGCCGACTACAAGAACAGGCAGCTCGACCTCGAGCTGTCGAAGCAGAAGCAGGATCATGAACTGGCCATGCGCGACAAGGACGCGGCAATCATGGCGCAGGAATGGGCATCCAGGACGAAGGTAGCCGACATCGAGGCGACCGGAAAGGTCGACGAGGCCAAGGCCGCCGCCGCCGGCGCCGAGGCAGTTGCTGACGCAAATGCTTTCGAAGCCAGCTTCAAGATGGAACCGGTCCGCTGGAGTGACGGCATCAAGCCGACGAAGAATCAATCATGGGTTCTGATCATGCTCGATGCCTTCCGCGGCGTCGTCCGGCCGGGTCTGACGATCTATCTTTGCATTCTGGCCACCATGATCTACAACGAGGCGGCAAGGCACTACGGAGTCCTGAGCCAGGAACAGTCGTTCGAAATCTTCAAGCTCTGCGTCGGCACCATCCTCTACCTCTTTACAACCTGCGTGCTTTGGTGGTTCGGCACTCGGAACAAAGGGCAGCAACCGAAATGAAGCCAACCAATCCGATCGTCTGCCGGGCGGTGGGGCGAGTCTTCGCCGGCCTGGCCAATTACGGGCGCCAAGCATCATGAGCTTCGACGTCGCATCAGAACTGAAGTCTGCAATCGCCAAGGAAAACGACGAAGAGCGCCGCACCATCCTGATGCTGTTGCTCGGCGTGTTCGAGGCGAATCTTAACGGCATCGACCAGATCGGGAAGAAGATCGATGCCTTGCTGACCGACGAGAAGAGCTTGCGGGAGGCTGTTCTGAATGGCCACGAGTCCGTGCATTCGGCGCACCACGACTGGATAGCCAAGCGCATCACCGCCCACTGTTCCGAGGCCTGCGATTGGGTTAATGAAAGGCGGGCAGAAGAGGCCGAGGCAGCCAAGGATGCCAAGGCGGATTGGCGCGCGGCGCGCGATGCCGCGATTCGCCAGGTCGTCACTGTTCTGGTCGGTGGGGTGCTTGGCGCCTCCGGCGTGTTGTGGCTGCTGAAATGACCAAGCCGGCATCGCGAGTAAAGAAGGCCGCGACCGGTGGCAAGAAGAAGCCCCGCGCCGTAGCCGCGAAAGGGCAGGGAACCAGAAAGAGCGCCATCGTCGCTGCCGAGCGCAAGCGCCTGTTCATCGAGGCCTACATCGCCAACGGAGGCCGCGGCGATCTGGCGGCAATCTCTGCCGGATATGTGGCACACAGCGCCAGGCGACAGGCGGTCCGGCTTCTTGCCATGCCGGATGTCCGGGAGGCGCTGCGCGAGCGCCAGGACAGGCTGGCCAAAAAGCACGAACTGACCACCGAATCCGTGATTTCCGAGCTTTCGAAGATCGTCCATGCAGATCCGCGGCGCATGTTCGCCGCCAATGGAACAATTCTCCCGGTCAAGGAGTGGCCGGATGACGTGGCCGGCATGGTGGCATCGATCGAGGTTGATGAACTCTTCGACGGGTCCGGAAGGGATCGGATCTGGACCGGCTACACCAAGAAGGTGAAGTTGTGGGACAAGAACAGCGCGATCGAGAAGGCCATGAAACACCTGGGCCTGTTCGCCGAGGACAACAAGCAACGTGCGGGCGCGCTGGCCGACCTGCCGCGCCCTTTGGTCAAGGCCATCATCGAGCGCCTGCAGCAGATGAATCGTGGCGATGGGACACCCTCTCGACTGGCTTGACCAGTTACCGCCCGAGGCAAGGGCGGCTCTGCTGGTTGAGGCAAGGGCAACGCTGGACCGCGAGAAGTTGGCCGACTATCGGCCGTACCGCAAGCAGATGGATTTCCTCGAGCTCGGGAAGACCATGCGCGAGCGCCTTCTTCGCGCCGGGAACCAGCAGGGCAAGACCTACACCGTCGCTGCCGAGGCCGCCTATCACCTGACCGGCGAGTATCCGGAGTGGTGGACTGGCCGGCGCTGGGATCGCCCCGTCGTCGTATGGGCGTCTGGCGAGACCGGCGAGGCGACGCGCGACAACCCGCAGCGTGCATTGCTCGGCCTTCCCGGAGACGAGGGAACCGGTGCCATTCCGGCGCGATGCCTGGGTGACTACGGCTTGGCGTCGGGCGTGGCCAACCTGTACGACTACATCAAGGTCAAGCACAAGTCGGGCGGCTGGTCGCTGCTGCGCTTCAAGTATTACGCGCAGGGTCGCCGCAAGTGGCAGGGCCCGCCCGTCGATTTCGTGTGGTTCGACGAGGAACCCCCGGAGGACATCTACGATGAAGGCTTGGCGCGAACGATTGCCACCGGCGGCATGGTGGCGCTGTCATTCACGCCGTTGATGGGCATGTCGGCCGTGGTTCGTCGCTTCCTGGTGGATCCGACGCCCGATCGGTCCGATACCAACATGACCATCGAGGATGCCGAGCACATACCGGCCGCCGAGCGGGAGCGGATCATCGCCAGCTTCCCGGCCCATGAGCGTGAAGCCCGGGCAAAAGGCATTCCGACGCTGGGCTCCGGCCGCATCTTCCCGGTCGAGGAATCGCTGATCACCGAGCAGGCCATCATCATTCCAGACCACTGGCCACGTCTGGCGGCTCTGGACTTCGGCTGGGACCATCCTACCGCCGGCATTTGGGGCGCATGGGACCGCGACACGGACACGGTTCATCTGTACGACGCCTACCGCGTTCGGGAACAGCCTGTGGCCGTGCATGCCGCTGCAATTCGGGCGCGCGGCGCGTGGATCCCGGTGGCGTGGCCACACGACGGCCTGCAGCACGACAAGGGCGCCGGCATCGAGCTCGCCGAACAGTACCGCGGCGAGGGAGTCGCCATGCTGCACGAAATGGCGCAATTTCCCGAGGCCGACGAGCACACCAGGACGTCAAGGGTGTCGGTCGAGGCCGGTATCTCTGAAATGCTGGACCGCATGCTGACCGGGCGTCTCAAGGTTGCCGCGCACCTGAACGACTGGTTCGATGAATTCCGCCTGTATCACCGCAAGGACGGGAAGGTAGTCAAGGAATACGACGACCTGATGTCCGCAACACGCTACCTGCTGATGATGTTGCGCTACGCCATCACCAAGCCTTCCGCATCAACTGACTGGCGCGGCCGCGCCCGACCCAATTGGAGAACCGCATGAATGACCCGACGCTGGTAGTCGACCGCTCGACCGCCGCCGATATTGCCGTTCGCCCCAAGAATGAGCCCGGCCTGCCGTGGCCGACGATGGAGAAATGGCTGGGCGACCTACGGAATCAACCGGCATGGCGAACCCTGGCCGACAAGTGCGCCGACTACTACGACGGCAACCAACTGACCGCCGACCAGCTTTCAGCGATGGAAGCATCCGGCATGGCGCCGATCGTGGCCAACATCGTCAGGCCGACCGTCGACGTAGTGCTGGGCATGGAAGCCAAGACACGGCAGGACTGGCGCGTGGTAGCTGATGCCGCCGAGTTTCAGGACGTGGCCGAGGCGGAATCCGCTAAGCTGGCCGAGGCAGAGCGTGAATCGAAGGCGGACCGAGCGTGTTCCGATGCCTACGCCGGACAGATCAAGGCAGGCCTGGCTTGGGTCGAAGTCAATCGCTCGATGGACCCATTCAACTACCCGTACCGCTGCCAGGCCATCCACCGCCGAGAAATCTGGTGGGATTGGCGTGCCAAGCAGCCCGACCTATCCGATGCACGCTTCCTGCTGCGCCGTCGCTGGGTGGATCTGGATGAGTTGCTCGCCATCTTCCCGCAGCATTCCGACGTGCTTGAACAAGTCGGGACAGGCCGCATCACCTTCAACCGCTTCGACCTGACCACGGAGACCGTCAGCCAGGCGCTTGTGGATGCCCATTCGCGCGAACTGCGAACCACGATCGATGATCTTGAATGGCGCGACACCGAGCGCGGCATGCTCTGCCTGGGCGAACTCTGGTACCGGACGTGGCATCGCGGGCATGTGATCAAGATTGGCGGGCGAGTGATACCTGTCGATACCAGCAATCCGAACATCGCCGCCGCGATAGCCTACCAGCGCGTGAAGGTTCAGCCGGCCGTGTATTCGAAGGTCCGTCTCGGCTGGTGGATCGGGCCGCACCGCCTCGAGGACGTCGAGACCAAGCGCCGCCGCTTCCCGTATGTGCCGTTCTGGGGCTTCCGCGAGGACCGCACCGGCATTCCCTACGGCCTGATCCGGCCAATGATCGACCCGCAGGACGAATACAACGCCCGTCGCGCCAAGCTGATGTGGTTGCTGTCGGCAAAGCGGATCAAGGCCGATTCGGATGCCCTGGACAAGGACTACAACGACTTTTCCGATCTGGCGCGCGAGGCGAACCGGCCCGACGCCATGGTGATCATGAACCCGAACCGCAAGACGGGTTCGAACGTGACATGGGAAACCGATTTCGGGCTGGCTACCCAGCAGTTCCATGTGATGCAGGACGCGCAGAACCTTCTACAGCAGACGGCCGGCGTCTATCAGTCGATGATGGGGCAGACCAGCAATGCCAGTTCCGGGCTGGCCATCAACAGCCTGGTGGAGCAGGGCGCTACGACACTGGCCGAGATCAATGACAACTATCGCTACGCTCGCCGGCTGGTGGGTGAATTGCTGATTGAGTTGATCGTCGAGGACATCGGCGGAGAACCGTGCGAAGTTCCGGTAGGTGAGGGCAAGCGCCAGAAGTCGATCATGCTCAACCAGCGCCAGCCTGACGGTTCAATCCTCAACGACGTCATGCGCGCCGGTACCCGTGTTGCGCTGTCCGATGTCCCGAGCACGCCAAGCTACCGCGCGCAACAGCTTCAGATGCTCGGCGAACTGACCAAGAGCCTGCCGCCGAACGTGCAGGGCGCGATCATCGACTTCGTGATCGAAGCCACGGACCTTCCGCAGCGCCGGGAAATGGCCGATCGCATCCGCGGCGTGCTCGGTATTCAGGATCCCGACCAGATGACGCCGGAACAGAAGAAGCAGGCCGAGGACATGCTCGCCCAGCAACAGCAGCAAGCGCAGGCCGCCGCGCAGCTTCAGATGCGCGCCTTGAATGCCGATGCCGCCGACAAGGAAGCCAGGGCGCAGAAGACCGGCGCCGAGGCGCAAAAGCTGATGATCGAGGTAGAGCATGCCCGCGCCGCGCTTGCGACTGGCGGACAGGTATCCGAACGCGAACAAGCTATGCAGCAGCAGTTGCAGGAGATCCTGCAACAGGCCCAGCAGGCCCAGCAGGACACCCAGCAGCAATTCGAGCAGGCGCAGCGCGAGCACGAACAGGAGCTTGCCGAGGTTCGCGATGCGCTTGCCAGCGCACAACTGCAGGCCGACCAGCAGCGCGAGACCGCATCAAGCGGCGTCCGCATTGCCGAGATCGATCGAGACGCCCGTATTGCCGAGGCCAATGCGGAAGTGAAGAAAGCCGAGATCGAGGCCGGCGCCAGGGAGCGCGAAGCAGCGATCGAGAAAGCCTTTACCAAGCAGATTCAGTCCCTCACCGACCAGATCACCGCCATCAAGTCGGAGATCGGCAGCGCGAAGCCAGGAAAGGACGTTCAGGCTGCGCCGGCCAGCATCACCATTCCGGTAAGCGTCACCGTCGAGAAGGGCGGCGGTGCGAAGACTGCGACGATGGAGCGCCAGCCGGATGGAAGCTACAAGATGAACATTGACGATTCAATAGGAAGCAAACAACCGACTAGCAAGGAGAAAAAACCATGAGCATGTCAGACACCACCGAAATCGCGGCCCTTGCTGCATTTTTGCAGGGAACTGATCCGGCCTACCGCGCCGCCGCCACTCAATACCTGGCGCTATTCACCGCCGACCCAGGCGAGAGCGCCTCGCTGGCGGCCGAGGCGAACTACACCGGATACGCCCGCGTGGCGCTGACCAAGGCTACCGCCTGGACCGGCGGCGGTAACCCCTTCACCAATGCGGCGCTGATCCAGTTCGGCGCGTGCTCTGCGGGCAGCAACGCCATCACCCATTTCGCCGTGGTCGATACGGCCTCCGGCGCGGTGAATATGATGATCTCCGGCGCGCTCTCGGGGACGCTAAACGTGTCGTCCGGCATCCAGCCGCAGTTCGCGGCCGGCGCGCTGGCGATCTCGGCCACCTGACATGATCTACGTGGCGACCTGTCCGGTGTGCGGTATTTATACCCGCGTCGAGGACAATCAGCCTTATGTCTGCTGCGGGTGCCGCGTACCGTATTTGCTGGTTCCGGAGACGCCGGTAGACGTTGCGCCCGAGGTTCCGCCCGATGTCCCTCAATAGCGTCAAGCAGTTCGTCGATGCGGAGCTGGCGGGGCAGAGCTTTTACGCCACCTGGCGCAAGACGCCCACGCAGACAACCGGCGCCGGCATCTGGTTCGACCTGTCCATGTCGCCTGGCAACCCGGTGCCGAATTACTACGCCGCGGCGCCCAACGTCGCCATTGCGCTGGCGCAGAGCACGGACGGCGGAATTCCGCACGGCGGGAATGTCGGGCAACTCGGCTATGCCAAGTACCTGAAGACCTTCGGCGCGATGACGGTGACGGCGACGGCGGTGCCGTTGCCGATGCTGCTGTGCGATTACCTGATGTTCTATCCGTTCGTGGACATGTCGATCACGGACTACCAGCCGCTGACGACCAACATCGCTTTGCCGCGCTACCCGACCGGCAATGGGGTGCAGATCATGGCCGTGGAAGTGGCGGGGCAGTCTGGCGTCGGCAATCCGAAATTCCAGGTGCAATACACCAATCAGGATGGCGTGGCGGGGCGCCTGACGCGGCCTGTTTCATGCAATACACAGGTGGTCAATGGCACGATCATCAACACCGCGCCGGCCACGGCCGGTTGCAACAGTCCGTTCCTGCCGCTGCAGTCGGGCGACACCGGGGTGCGGCTGATCGAGGGTATCCAGTTCTACACGGCCGACGTGGGCCTGATCGCGCTGGTGCTGGTCGAGGTCGTCGACGACCACATTATCCGCACGATCGACGCGCCGGCCGAGCGCAACTGCTTCACGGATTTTTCCGCGATGCCCGTCATTGCGGACGATGCCTATCTCAATTTGATCTGCTGCCCGAACGGAACACTGTCGGCGGCTCCGATTCACGGATATATCCAGACTGTTTGGGGGTGACATGATTACTTCACAAGATGCACTGATGGCTGCGCTTACCGGTGGCAAGTTCTGGCGGGCGGACTGGAACAAGAACTGGCTGGCCGCTTCGGCGCAGGCCGTCGGGCAGTGGAACTACCTTGGCCTCGGCAACGGCAACCCGGCGACGGATGCGGTGATCGGGTCCGGCACCAACCTGGCGCATGTGGGTATCTCGGATACGACCACCACCACGGCGGCATCGGCCGCGCTCGGCGGGAGTATCGCTACCACGACCTTCACCGATACGACGCACGGGTCAGGCCGTTTCACGGTCGGCATGCTGCTCTCGGGTACGGGCGTGACTCCGGGAACCTACATCACGGCACTCGGCACCGGTACCGGCGCCAACAACGGCGGCACCTACACGGTCAATATCTCGCAAACGGTTACATCGCAGACCATCACCGGCACCGCGTCCCCCAACGGGATCTACCACGGCGGCAACGTCAGCACGGATGTCAAGAACCTGCTCAATGCCTCGGTATTCTCGGCGGCGCCGACGACGGCGCCCGCGGTCTATATGCTGGTCGACGTGCTGGCGCAATACACGATTTCGTCGGTCACGACGACCGGCGCGCAGAACTTCACCGGACAGGCGGCCTGGCCGCGCTATGCGGACGGCAAGGGGGTTCAGGCGTTCCTGGTGCCGAGCATCGTCATGGGTGCCGGTACGCCGACTTTCACGCTCGGCTACACCAATCCAGCCTCGGTATCCGGCCGCCTGACGCCGGCTACTCCTGTGCTCCCGACGTCGACCGCCTCGGCCATCGTCGGCGCGATACCGTACTCTGGAACCGGCGCCGGCAAGGTCGGGCCATTCATGCCCTTGCAGGCGGGGGACTCAGGCATCCTGTCGGTGCAGTCGATCAACCTGTCGGCGACGCATACCTCGGGCTGTCTGAACCTGGTCATTGCCAAACCGTTGCTGACGCTCCCCGTGACTACCGTGGGCGTGATGTCCGAGCGCGACCTGGTAAATATGCTGCCCTCGATGCCGCGCATCTACGACGGCGCCAACCTGCAATGGCTGATGTACGCGGGCGCGGCGACGCCGGCAAACTCCGCCATCTACGGCTCGCTCGACTTCGCCTGGGGCTAGGATGCTGCTCGGCAATTACTCCGTATTGAACCGGAACCCGCTGCGTTACCTGGGCGGGGGAACGGCTACGCCGCAGTGCAACCATCAAAGCAACTTTAATCGCGGCGGCGCCCGGAAGAACCGGCAGTTTGTCGATCAGACCACGGCGGCGAACAAGCAATTTTCTTTGCCATACGGGAGCTACCCCACGTATGCGTGGTTGATCCCGCAGGTAGGGGGCGATCTATCCGCCAGGCGAAGTGCTGACTTTGGCATCGAACCCTCTGCGACCGGTGGCCGCGGATACCCTGGATTCGGATCGGCAACGATTGGAATAGACACCAACACGCCGGCCGGCGATCTGGTGACGACCGTGCCTGCCGGTGGAGCCCCTGCATCAATCGGGATTTCTACCAATACGCCGCAACTGACGGCCTCGATTGGCGGTACCGGCTCGGCATCGTTCGGAATTGATGCGAATACCCCGACGCTGGGCGCCGAGGCGAGCCTGATAGGGGCGGCATCGTTCGGACTGGATGGAACGCTCACGCGCTACGCCATAGGGATCATGTCCGGGACAACGACCGACGCCGGACTAACGGTCGATAGCGTTGTCAGCGGCGTCTGGGGCGCACTGGCAGCGGCCTACAACGATTCCGGAACCATGGGCAACAAGCTCAACACCGCCAGTAGCGGCGGCGTGGATCTGGCGGCGTTGGCCGATGCCGTCCGCACCGAGCTGGGCGTCGAGCTTGCCGCGGTGCTCGAAGTCTGGAGACGTCATGGCCTAGACATTGCCGCGCCGCTGACGCAGACAACAACGGCTATCACGGCCGGCGACATCGCCCTCGCCATTACCGGCGACCCGGACGTCAGCGTTACCGTCACCCGCCAGCCGTGACATGCTGAACCCGCTTTCGATTGCCCACCTGGGCATAGGCCGCAAGCCGATCGTCGCGGCGCTGCTGGGCATTTGGGATGTGTTGATGAAGGTTCTTGCCGCGCCTGAGACTGGCGGCGGCGGGCCGGACGACTCGGACCAGCAGGTAGATCAAAAGCCATTCGATACGCCGTATCGGGAATACGTCAAACGCATCAATGCCGAGCGTGCGGCCGAGTGGCAGCAGAGGCAGAAGGTAGCCGGAGAAGGCGACGGCCCCGGGCCTATTGCATCGCCTGATGGTTTGGATTACGATGCGCGCGTCGGGCAAGGTGCGCCCGTAGCGGTCGCAACACAGGCCGTAGCACCACAAATCATCCAGGATGCAGAGCGCAGTATTGCGCTGACCAAGCAGGCGCTTGGAGCCATCACCCGAACCGCAGCCATTTCCGCAAGGCAACGCCTCGACGACGAGGCCGCTATGCTGGCGCTGTTCGCGCTGATGATCGACGACTGACCACAAGTTTTCGCCATGGCTGGGGCGATAGCCAGCCGCACCACAGGAACCCGCTTCGGCGGGTTTTTGCATTTACGGGCCGCCTTCGGGCAGCTATTTCATTTCCGCGACCACGCGATACATGGAGACCAGCATCATGAGCGAAGCAGCAGCAGGTAGCACCAACTTGGAATCCGCAGTCGACAACTTCGATCCATCCAACCCGGAAGCACTGGCAGCGCTTGAAAAGCTGGCCATGGGAGGCGCCGTAGTCGAGACGCCAGCCATCGACCAGCAGGACAAAGGCGCCGCAGCGGGCAATGAGGGCGGCGAAGGAGCGGCAAAACAGGGCGAGAAGACCACCGATCAGCCAGCCGCTGCCGGTGAAGGCGCGACGTCCGGCGTCACGGAACAACCCAAGGGCGTGCAGGCGAAAGACGGGCAGCACATCATTCCTTACTCCGTTCTGGAACGGGAGCGGGACCGCGCATCGCGCGCCGAGCAAACCGCACAGGCATTGGCCGATCAGCTTCAGAAGCTGCAATCGGGCACCGCCACGGCGGCCACCGCGGACGCGAACGCCGTTCAACTCACGGACGAAGACCTGGCGCAACTCGATACCGATCTGCCGGGGGTGGCGAAAGTCATTCGTGCGCAGATGCAGATGATCGAGAAGCTGACGGGAACCGTCCAAACGCTTCAGCAGGGGCAGGAATCTCAGCAGACCAGCGCCGAGCAACAGCGCCGGGACGAGGAAGAGGCCGCCATCGCGGCGAACGAGAATCTGACGGCATTGCGCGCGCAGATGGGGGAAGACCCCAAAGCGCAGGCGCGATGGAACAAGGTTGTCGATACCTACCAGTCACTGCGCGAGGATCCCGAGCTTTTCGCCCTCGATACCGCTTCGCTGATCAACAAGGCCGAACAGTCCGTAGCGGCTATCTACGGGCCCGTCGTGAAGGCAGCCGCAGCGCCCGCGACACCGGCCGCAAAGCCAACCGAAGAATCGCAAGCCGCAGCACTGAAGCAGGCAGCCGATGCCGTAGTGAAGGCGCAGCCGGGTACCACGCCGACGTCGCTTTCCGATTTTCCGGGGGGCACCCCGCCTGCGCAGAACGACATGGAAACGATGGCCAATGCAAGCGCTGTTCAGCTTGGCCAGAAGTTCTTGTCGATGACGCCCGACCAGATCGAATCGTATCTGGCCCGCGTAACGGCCTGACGGATTCACCGACCAACCTTTCTCCCCGGAAGCCAAGACCGAACCGCCCGCGAGGCGGTTTTTTTTCGTCCTGACTTTGGAGAACAACCATGGCTCAAACTTCCATCCCCGCCGGTTCCGCACTGGCACGCAAGATCTTCGGCGCGGCCCTCTTCGCGCGCTCCATCCAGGCCCCCACCTGGCTTACCAACCTGACCGGCCCGGCGCCCAAGCAATCGGATGCCGAGGCCAAGCTCAAGGGCCAGACGGTCAAGGACATGCCTGTTGTCCGCGTTACCGACCTGTCCAAGACGGCCGGAGAAACCATCAGCGTCGATGCCTTCGACACCATCTTCGGCAAGCCGCTCATGGGCGACACCGATGCCGAGGGCAAGGGCGAGGCGCTGTCGTCCTCGAGCATGGACATCAAGATCAACCTGACGACAAAGGTAGTCGATGCCGGTGGCAAGATGAGCCAGCAGCGCACTCTCCATGATCTGCGGGGTATCGCGATGTCGCAGCTTGCCGGCTACTTCCCGCGCCTGCAGAACCAGATGGCGCTGGTGCACATGGCCGGCGCCCGCGGTTCCATGACCGGCAAGGATTGGGTTGTTCCGCTGGCATCGGATGCAGACTACGCCAGCATCATGGTCAACACGGTCAAGGCGCCGACATACAACCGCCACTACGTTGTCGATTCGACGCTCGGGCTGGTGCAGGGTGGCGCTCAACTGGCCTCGATCGACTCCGCCGACATCTGGACGCTTGATCGCGTCGATGAACTGTCGCTGGCGATCGACGACATGGAAGTTCCGCTGCAGCCGGTGAAGATCGGCGACGACCCGGCCGCCAACGACGAGCCGATCAAGGGCGTGCTGTTCCTGACGCCTCGCCAGTGGCAGCAGATCAAGACCAATGCCGGTGGCAGCTCGAACAACTGGCGCACCTTCCTGCAGAACGCCTGGAACCGCAAGAGCTACGGCACGAAGCATCCGCTGTTCTCCGGCGAGCCCGGCATGTGGAACGGCATTCTGGTTCGCGTTCTGCCGCGCGCCACCATTCGCTTCGCCATCAGCGAAGCCGTGCCGCACATCACCGCGGCCAACCGCTACACCGCGACGGAAAGCAACGTCACGGTCAACGGTTCGCTGACGGCAGGCTACGCGGTCGAGCGTGCGCTGTGTCTTGGCGCGCAGGCGCTGGGCAGCGTGTTCGGCAAAAACCAGACGTCGGAATACTACTTCTCGTGGCACGAGCGCAAGTACAACTTCGAACGTGCGCTGGAAGTGGCCGGCGACTGCATGGGCGGCATGTCGAAGCTGCGCTTCAACTATCAGGACGGCGCCGGCAACGTGGAACCGACCGACAACGGCGTGATCGTTATCGATTCCGCCGTCAAGCTCTAAGCCACCACGCAACACAGGGCGGCGCCTACCTTTCGCCGCCCTGAACACCCTTCTTCAGGAGAAACATCATGGCAAATGCAACTTACCACCCCGCCAATGTCAGCGATCCGCTGAAGTCGACGGGCAACGGCGGCAACGCCTGCGTCTATCAGGGTTCGGCAGCCACCACGGCCGCCCTGGCTACCACTGACAAGGTTCGCCCCTGCCGAATCCCGGCGGGCACGAAGATTCACCGTGTCGTCGTCAAGAATCCCGACCTCGATTCCGGCGCCAACCTTGCGGTGAATATCGGCGTGACGCACATCGACGGCTCTGCCGCGACGACTGGCGAAGCGGCTGATCTGACGGCGCGCTCGCTGACGCAGGCAACGCTGGTCGCAGCCGCGGCTACCACCTGGCAAGCTGCCGCGACCACGACCTACGAAATCTTCCCGCCCTTCCTGGTCGAGGTCGATTCGTACCTGCAGTGCGTCCCGACCGTGGCCGGCGCCACCAACACCGGCACCGTCTACGCCAAGGTCGAAGGCGAGGCGATCGGCGTCGCCTAATTCGGCGAAACCGAAGCAACCAACGGCGGGCCGGGGTAACTCGGTCCGCCGTTTTCACAAGGAGATCACGACATGAGCACCACGAAAATCCAATACACCGGCAAGAAGGCGCTGAAGAAGGACACGGTTGCCGGTACAAACATCGTATGGAATGGCCCGGGCGACGTGCAGGATGTTCCGGACAAGGCGGTTGCCATGCTGCTGGCGCACACCGATAGCTGGGCACTGGCCAGCGGCTCCAAGAAGCCCGAGGGCGACGGCAAGAACCCGGAAGGCGACGGCTCCAAGAAGCCCGAGGGCGACGGCAAGAACCCGATGAGCGAGGCCGACGCCAAGCCGCCAATGGCTAACCTCGAATCGATGGACGGCCCGGCTCTGCGCGCCTATGCCCAGCAGCACTTCGGCCACGAGTTCCACCACAACGCGGGCGAGGCGAAGATGCGCCAAACCATCATCGGCCTGATGAACCGGGGATAAAGCGCCATGGCCGAAGCCGCTTGGTCGACGTTCTACCCGGACGTGTTGATACACGTTCCGGGCTGTCCGTTGCCGCTTGTCGATCACCATCTGCGTGCCGCTACGATCGACCTCTGCCAGCGCTCCAAGCGGCTCAAGTTCGACATGCCGGCCTTCGATACAGAGGCCGACGTGCCGACCTATGCTCTTTCTCCCGGCGCCAACATGGAGACGGTGGGAATCCTCGATGCCGCGATTGACGGCAAGCTGATCGATCCGGCGACTCGGGCCGAGCTTGTTGTCGGCGACGACTGGTCAACGGAGACGGGCCAGCCGACCAAGTACCTGATGGATGGAGACGACGAGACCGTAAGGCTCTGGAAGATGCCGGATGGCGTGTATTCGGTCACGCTGACGCTGGCGATCAAACCGAGCGAGGCGGCTACCGGCGTCGAGCAGTGGTTTGCGGATCGCTACCGGCGCACCATCGCCCTGGGTGCCCTGGCTGAGCTGCTGGCCATACCCAAGCAGGCTTGGACGGATTTGCCAATGGCAGCCATTCGCTTCGAGCAATTCGAGGCAGGCGTCCGATCCGCTGAAGCGCAGGGGCTCAAGGACGGCACTTCGGCTCCGCTGCGCACAACGCGGTATGGGAGCGCATAACCATGGGCTTCAAGATTTCCTCTGCAATCGCCATTGCGCGCGGGATCCTCAACGACACCGAGGCCGACTACCGGTATTCCACCGAGGATCTGCTCGAATACGGCAACGGGTGCCTGCGGTCGCTTCCCGCCATCAAGCCGGAATGGCTCCATACCCGCGCGGATCTGACGTGCGCGGCCGGCGCCAAGCAGTCGCTTTCATTCAACAACGCGCATGCCCTGGTGCGGGTGATCGGGATCAAGGGCGGCGCGGCGCTGACTGAATTCGATCGGGCGGCGCTCGATGCCTTCATGCCTGCCTGGGCGAGCGCGACGGCCGCAGCGGCGCAACAGTGGGCACCTGGCGACAATCCGGTGAGCTTCTACGTCAATCCGCCTTCCGCCAACGGCCAGATACTCGAAGCCCTGTACGTCAAGGTTCCGGGGCCCTACACGGCCGACGAGGATACCGGCCTGCCCGACACCATCACCGAGGCGGTCGCGGATTACATCGTCGGAATGGCCGAGGCGCGCGACGACGAGCATGTTCTGTCCGGTCGGTCGACGCAGTTCATCAATCAGTTCGCCGCCCGCCTGGGTGGTGGCGCCAAGGGATAAGCCATGTATAAAGCGCTCAACGCTTCATCCAAGCTCACCGGTGTAGTTGGCGTGGGCGTGACCACGGTACCGGTGACGGCCGGAACTGGAACGCAGTTCGCCGTTGGCTCGAATCACAGCTATGTGACCTTCCAGGACGCGACCAACAAGGAAACCTGCAAGATCACCGGACAGTCGGGTGACAACCTGACGGTGGTACGTACCAAGGCGCTGTCCTGGGCGATCGGTACCGTGATCGAGTGCCGGCCCTGCGCCGAGGCCATGACGGATTATGAGGTTGCCGCTCAGATCGACGGATCCAGCGCCGCGGCGATTGCGGACGCGGACGAGATCGGCTTTGTCGATGCCTCGGCCTCGAATGTCCTGGCGAAAATCACCTGGGCGAACGTCAAGGCGGCGCTAAAGACGTATTTCGACGGGATATACCGCGCCGTCACAGGCGATGTGTATTTGGTGGCCGGGGCTTCCGTCGTGTTCGAGGGCACGACAGACGACGCCTACGAGACAACGCTATCGGCTGGAGATCCGACCGCTGACCGCGCTATCGGTCTTCCGAATGCAAGCGGGACTCTCGCCCTGACAAGCGACATCCCCGCGGCGACGGCGCCGACCCCTCCAGTTCGTCAAACCGTGCTTTCCGCCTCCGTCGACACCAACGGTTTGCCCAATTTCATGTCAGGCGTCGGCACTACGACGCTGGCCGTCGCCGGAAGCGCGGGAACACCGTTCATTGCCACGGCGGCCAACGGATTCAGCGCGAGTGGTCCCGTCGATCGCATCGGCAGCAGCACGGCAAACCTGACGCTGGCAGGGCAGAGCACCAACGGGACGTACTACGCCTATGTCGACATTGCCTCCAACGGCACCCTGACGCTTGGGGCCTCGTCTCTTGCGCCGACCTATCCGGCCGGTGGCGCCTACTCGACCACGAACGGGCAGTTCCAGTTCAACTACCTGGGCGAAATGGTCGGAAAGCTCGGCAGCGGATCGGCGGCGGCACAGGCGTACCGTACCTACATAGGCGAATTCACTGTTGCCGCAAACGTCATTGCTACCGTGACGCCTTACGCGCTGATGGGGCGGTATGTCGGCGAGACCACCTTCACGGGGTCGACCAAGAGCACGGTCAACCACAACCTGGGCGTGCAGCCATCGGCCTCGCATTCGCGCATCGCGCTGCGCTTCTCCACCGCGCAGAACAACTACGCGATCAACGACGAGATCCCGATCGCGGCAGTGGTGGGCTCAACCAACCTGGCCTACCCGCTGGAGGCCTTCGACCGCATGACCTCGTCCGGCGCCAGCGTCGCCGGTGCGCCAAGCATCCACGACCGCAACACGCTCGCGCTGGTGAGCCTGACCGCGGCCAACGTGAAGATGAAGTTCTACGTGAACCGGGGGTGGTGACATGGGCTGCTACATCGACAAGGACGGCAACTACTACCAGGGCGACCGCATCGGAGACGACGAGGAAGTCGATCCACGGCCATCGCCGGCTTATGTGCGCCAGGGTAGCGCATGGGTCCTCGATGAGGCGAAGCGCCGCGCCGCGATCACGGAGGAGATCAACGGCCTGCAGGCCCGCATCGCCGAGCTTGAGGCGCAATTGTGAGCGCGCTGCTCGACGTCCTGCTGCTGGCCTACCTGCTCTGGGTGGCCTTCCTCGCGGCGATGAGCCTGCGCCTGGCCTGGTACCGGCTCACGCTGCTGGTCAAGGTGCTGGCCGTGCCGCTGGTGCTGGTGGCCTTCGCGCTCGACCTGGTGTTCAACCTGGTGGCCACCGTGCTGTTCCTCGATCTGCCGCATGAGGCGACCTTCAGCCAGCGCATGGGCCGCTACAAGGGCGCCGCCACCTGGCGCACGCCGATCGCGCGCTGGATCTGCGCCACTCTTCTCGACCCGTTCCAGATCGGAGGGCATTGCCGGTAATGGGCGCGATTCGACTCACTCAATTCGGCGGCGTCATCCCGCGCACGTCCGAGCGGCTGATACCCGACAACGCGGCCCAGGTCGCCATCAATTGCCGCCTGTCGTCGGGCGAGCTTGAGCCTTTCAACGCGGGAGCCAAGGTCTATACCAGCGCCAAGACGGGCCCGCTCCTGGCGATTCATCGCATCGAGGATGCCGGCGCCTATGCCTGGCTGGCATGGGCCTACGATGTTGATGTGGTCAAGACGACCTTGTACGGTACCGGCCGATGGGCTTTCACCGGTGACGGAGAGCCACGCATCACCACGGTTGCCGATGCAGTGGCGGGGACCGGAGACGACTACCCGCACACCGCCTACACGCTCGGAACCCCTAAACCGGTCACGGCTCCGACCGTCAATACGTCGGGCGGCGCGAGCGCTACGATGGTGGATCGGTACTACGCCTACACCTTCTACGCATCCTGGGGTTCCGGCGACAACCTGGTGGAGCTTGAAGGAGCGGTATCACCGCTCTCAACCCTGAAAAACGGAAAGATCGACGCGACTTGGCAGATCACCGGAATGGACGCTTCGCCGCCAAGCAGCGGAACCGTAACGGGGGTGTATGCGTCTTCTGAGACCGAGTTCACGGATACCGTAGATACCTTCCTTCGAGCCGGTGAGCAGGTCGTGATTTCCGGCGTCACGCTGACGGTGGCATCGATCACCAGCAGCAAGAAATTCAAGGTGGCCGGCGACTATCACACGGCAACGACTTGGGCGCGCAAGGCGGCTTTTCCTGGCACCTTCTACAAGCGCCTGTACCGGACGACCGGAACGACGGGACAATGGCAGCTTGTGGCTGACCAAAAGGACGGCGGCGCGGCGTGGGCAAGCGCAACCTCCTACAACGACACCCTGACCGATGCGCAGATTCCAGGCGACGAGTTGATAACTTCGACCTGGGAAATGCCGCCTGTCGGCTTGACCGGCTTGTTCGCGCTTCCCTCGGGCTCGATGGGGGGATGGGTGGGCAACCGGATCCGCTTCAGCGAACCCGACCAGCCGCATGCGTGGCCGCCAGAATATGAAATGACCGCCGACTATACCATCGTCGGCGCCGAGTGCTTCGGCTCGGGTGTGTGCTTGGCGACAACTTCATGGCCGTACATCATCCAGGGCGTCGATCCGGGGCAAATGTCGGGGTCAAGCTGGAAGGAGGCGCTACCCTGCGTCTCGAAGCGTGGTGTTGCCAGCATTGGCGACACCGTGATCTACCCGTCGCAAGGCGGGATCATCGGCGTGAGTGCGGGAGGCGCTACCACCTGGTCGATTCCGTATTTTACGGAACGGGAATTCAAGAAGCTGAATCCAGAGACGATGGTTTCGGCCATGGTCGAGCGCCGCCTGTATGTGATGTACGAGGTCGACGGGGTGAATCGGGCGCTGATCTTCAATCTGAACGGAGACGACCAATACCTGACTGAAGCCCACTTCAACGCAACCGAGATCCACGGCGACATGACCAACGGGCACCTGTACTACGCCCAAGGGGTCGATATTTACGAGTTCGATCCGGTGTCCGGATATGCGCTCGATCAGGATTGGCGCTCGAAAGAGATTGTCTTGCCGGCGCCGCAGAACCTTGGCGCGGCGAAAATCACCTTCGTTCAGGCGATCGATCCGGCGCAGGCCGCGGCCATTTCCGCCGAGATTGCCGCCGTCGAGGCCGCCAATGCCGCGTTGATCGCTGCCGGTAGTGTTCATGGTGCATGGGACGATGCCCCATACGACACGATTGCCTTCAACGGATCGGATATTGAGACGCCACCAGCCGCGCCACCGGAGAACACGGTCAACTTCCAGTTGTACGCCGGTGGAAATTTGAAGGCTACCCGCACCATCCGGAACAACAAGGTATTCCGGCTTCCGTCCGGCTACAAGGCGGATACCGTTTCTGTTCGGGTGCAGAGCCAGTGCAAGATCAAGTCGATCGAGCTTGGACAGACCCCGAAAGACCTGGCGCAAGCATGAGCCGTCGCTCCATTCCCCGCGTTCCACCCGTTCAGGATCCCGAGCGCCGCGGATTCGATGAGGCTGTGAAGGAGCGACTGGAAATCCTATTCGGCGTTCGTGGCGTGAAGATCGCGCCCCTGGACACGGCGACCGCGACCACGGCGCAATGCGCGTCCAAGATCAACGAGATTCTTTCCTTGCTACAGCCATGATGGAATTGGCTGAGATTGCCGAAAAATCAGGCGTATCGATCGAACATGCTCGCCGCGCGTTGCATCAATCCGATGAAGTGGTGTTTCTTCGGCGTGGCATCGCTTCTCGCGTCGGGAGTGTCGTTCATCTTGCGGTGTTTCCCATCGGCCTTGGTGGGCGATCGGTATTGAGAGAATGTGAAGCGCTGCTTCTCCGATGGTTTCAGGATGCGCCAGTCCTACACGCTCCAGTTGCTCACGAAAACATCAGGGCATTGCGCATTGCGAAGGCACTTGGTTTCAAGGAATACACCAGAAACACCACACACGTCTGGCTGCTGAGGGAAAGGGATCATCATGAATAAAAGCAGGATTCTGGAAATGATGCGCGGCGGCGCAGCCGACCCGTTCTTTGCGGCGCTGCCAAAGGATATTTTCGGCGGAGGAAGCTCTGCACCGGCACCCGACTACACGCCGATGGCGCAGGCGTCCGAAGAGGCTGCGCGTGTTTCGGCTGAACAGGCCGACCGCGTCCTGGCAGAGTCGAAGCGCCAATACGATCGCAACATGGAGGTTGCGCAGCCGGTAATCGACACCCAGCTTGGCATGATGAAGTCGGCCAAGGAACAGGGTGACGAGTATTACAACTACTGGAAAACCAAGGCGCAGCCGGTAGAGGACGCGCTCAACGCCGATGCGATGGCCTCGGGTACCGAGGCGAAACAGCAGGAGAAAGTTGATCGCGCGGTAGCCGACTCTCAGGGCGGATTCACGAGGGCGCTCAACCAGACGATTCGGCAGGGCAAACGCTACGGCATGACGCCGGTTGCGGCCACCGGTGCAATGACCGTTCAGCAGGCGGCCAACACCGCCGGCGCGGCGACGACAGCGCGCGACAAGGAAATCGCGCTAGGCACCGCGAAGAAGCTGGACGTTGCCGGCCTGTACCGAGGAATGCCGGGCGCTTCGACCGGTGCCTACAGTTCGGCAAACCAGTCCGGAAATAGTGCGGTAGGAAACTCGACGACCGTTGGCAACGGCATGGTGTCCGGTACAGGTTCGGCGGCTGGGCTCACCATGCAGGGCCAAGGGATGAAGATACAAGGCCTTGGGAATATCCTGAGCAACCAGACGTCTATTTACAACTCGAGCCAGAATCAGTCGAGCCCCTTGGGCGGTATCGGTTCGCTGCTTGGCGGGGCGGCGTCACTCTA